TACACTCCAGGTACTTGGGAAAAAGGAATCTGATCGATAATATTTGCATAAACACTCCGCTTATCTCCCAAGGGAAACCAACAAGCTCGAATACTGCCATAATAAAATGGTGAAGCATTCACAATAAACTTCAAGTGCAAACGGCAAGAGATCTTACCATAATTTTGAAGCTTGTTCTTAATCTGCGAAGTATTAAAATACAAATGCCACGGTTGAATAGATGTTTGAGTTGCTGTACTTTCAGCCCAAGTGATATTGGCAATCCGAACGGGACGACTTAAATAAGAAGCCAACCCCGCAGCAGAATCTGAATCTGCATCATAATCACCACGTGCTAAAGTCCCCAACTCCAAACGTTCAGATAATGCCTCATCTGTAATTTAATATTTTCTGCCACCACAACTTCTGTGGTAGCACTATCTGTTGGCATTGAAACATCATCTGATTGAAGATTTGCATATGTGCGAATTATTTTTGATGTTCGCAATCATCATCAGTAGTTTTGTAGCTCAAACAAGTCTGACACTGAACAACAGACTCATCATCACAGCAAGTTAGAAAATGAAAAGTATTTCCGAGTAGTTAAAAACTCATATTCTCACTATTAACTCATGAGTGAGAGAGGTTTGGTCTTGTGTGGAACAACTAACACATCTCTAAATAGAGACTTAGGGGAACGCCCAAGTGGTTCTCGCGAGCAAGCTTCCTTCTATCTTTTACAAGACCTTAAAGATAAAAGTAGTAAACCAATACTCTTACGCCTACATTTTGGTTTAAAGGACTTTATAGGTTAAGCCCAAGGTGACTGATACTAATCAGCCTCCTCTTCATAATGGCTACTCCCAAGGTAGGATTTCTTGAGATCGTCATAAGAGGGAAATGGATTTTGATGATAAGCACGCAAATCGCACTCATCAATTATATCCAAAAACATTTTCCGTTTTTCTTCAAAAACAGCGCGTCCATAAAGAAAATACTCATGTACAGCACTAGTCATTGTTGCTATTGCCTGTGCTTCCAAACAAATAGATTTGCTCCTCAAACATTTAGTCAGGGATTTAGCAATAGAGGATTCTTCCAACTGAGCAACATGCTGATTCATTTCAGATTCCCATCTCCAATATCTCTTTAGAAAAGTGATTTCAGAAATATGAATACGAGGTATTGAATCTCGCTCTTTATCTGCCATAGTATAAACTACACCAATTTTGGCCAATTGTTTCTGGATCACAGTATGGTCAAAA